AGATAATGAAAGTAAGATTAGCACACAGAATAGATCATCAACAAATAGTAGATTGTTTGAGACATTTCGCAGACTTTCAGCCTTTTGAAAAAATACAAAAAGAAGCACCTGAATACAATGAACATCACATTTTCAAAATACTGGATATGATATCAAAAGCAGGTATCATACTGGTAGCACAGGAAAACAATAAAATAGTTGGTGTAATGATGGGTATGATAGCACCCAATCTGTGGTTGCCCAATGTCAAAGTATTAAATGAAATAGTTTGGTGGGTGGAACCTGAATATAGACATACATCAGCAGGTGCTAGATTATATAAAGAATATGTAAAACAGGGTGAAAAACTCATAGAGCGAGGAGACATAACCAGTATGAGTCTTGCTTTATTATCAAACTCACCCAAAATGAATCTCACAAATAAAGGTTGGCAACCCATTGAGACTCATTATGCCTATGTGGGAGTATAGATGTCAGTATTTACAGCCATAGCAAACACATTTAACTATTTCTTAGGAAAACTATTAGTTGGTGCCCAGTTGGGAACAACTGTATATGGAACAGCGGCAGCCTATGCGGCGGCGGCAGTGGCCACAGCGGCAGTTGTAGCAGGTGTAAGTAAAGGTGTCACAAGAGCCCTTACTCCTGATATACCAGGTAGAAATGGATTAAATCCAGGTGTCAGAGTTCAGTTGCCACCAAATCCCAGTTATAGTGTGCCCATATGTTATGGTAATGTTATAACAAATGGTATAGTCACAGATGCTTATATGAGTAGCAATAGTCAGCAAATGACTTATGTTATAACACTCAGTGAAAAAACATCAGGTAGCACAACACTGGGTAATATATATTTCAATAATAAAAGATTAGTGTTTAGTGGTAATGAAACAGTCACAAGCACCGTTGATGAAGATGGAACAAGTAGCACAGACTTCGCAGGTAATGTAAAAGTTTGGGTATGGGATGGTGATGGTAGCAGTGCCAATACTATTCAGGGTTCCAGTACAGATGCTTACAATGTGGTAAGTGGTTGGGCAAATAGTGATTATGCTGGTTCCAGCACAATATTTTCTGTAGTTCAAATAACATTTGATCCAGAAGCACAACTGACTGGTTTGGGCACAATGACATATGAACTCAATAACAGTCTAAACAATCCAGGTAATGTTATAGTTGATTATTTGAATAGCCCTATATATGGTGCCAATATTTCAAATAGTGACATAGATATGACTTCAATCAGCACACTATCCAGTTATAGTGATGAACTCATAAGTTTTGTGGATAAAGATGGAGCAAATGCCACACAGAAAAGATACACTATCAATGGTGTAGCCAATACAGCAGAAGACATCAGAACAAACTTGGATAGATTGCTCACAGCCTGTAATAGTTTCTTTGGTTTTGATGTAAAACAGGGCAAATGGAAAATAACACCAAACAAAGCAGTGGCAAACGCAACACTGGCAAATGCTTTTGTGGCAAACGCAGAAAACATTATAGGCAGTATAAACTTCGCAAGTATAGGATTAAGTGACACCATAAACAGCATAGAAGCAGAATATCCTGACAAATACAAAAAGGATCAAAACAACTATGTGACTATAGATTATCCAAGTAATCTCAGAGAAGCCAATGAACGGGACAATCAACAAAAAATAAGATATGAGTTTGTGAACAATGATGTTCAAGCAAAATATTTGGCAAATCAGGAACTGAGACAACTGCGTGAAGAACTTGTGGTAAACTTTACACTGGATTATACAGGATTACAACTGGATGCTGGTGATGTCATAAAACTATATGAACCTGATGTATATGGACAAAACAACAAAGAATACAGAATATTAAAACTTGTGGAACAAGCAGATGACACAGGTATGATACAGGTAGACGTCACTGCTGTGGAATACAATGCTGATGTTTACACGGTGGAACCAATCACAGAGTTTACTCCAGCACCAAATAGTGACATAAAACTATTCAATAGATTATCAGCACCCAGCACACCCGTTGTGGATAATGAACAAAGTTTAGCAGGTGCTCCAACATTTGATGTCACAACCACAATGGCAAGTAGTGGTATATACAACACGGTTGAACTATGGAGTAGCACAGATTCAGGATTTGCCAGTCCAAAACTATTAGCCAGAAAGAAAACATCCACAACATTTGGAACAGGAACAGATGTGGAGTTCCAAATCAGAGGTTTAGATACAGGAACATATTATTACAAAGCAAAAGCAGGTAATGACAGAGGTATCAGTGACTTTTCCACTATAAGTAGTGCTCACGTCTGGACTGCCAATGTTCAAATAAATCCTGTCACAGTTATAGATGGCAGTGATCCTGTTTTGGACACCAGTGGCAATAATATTATATTAAGAACTGGCAGTATAAGTAATACATATTTGGATGCCAGTGTAGTACAGGCGCTCACAGACGCTGGAAACATACAAATAAATGCTGTGGAAGGCTACTTCTATTTTGACAGTTTGGGCAACACAAATGCTCCAAGTGATGTGACATTTGAAACTCAAACAGGTAGATTACCCATAGAAAATGACATAGTTGTGGTCACAAACTCATCAAATACAGAACAACAAGCAGGATATGTGTATTCAAGTGGTAGTTTTGTTCAAAGCACCAACTTTATCAGTGGCAGTATCATAACAGATGGCACCATAGGCGCAAACAAAATAGTAGCAAACAGCATCAGTACAAGTGAACTTAACTTTACACCCATAACAGAAATAGCAGGTCAAACAGGAGCCACTATATCAGCGGCTCAACTCAGTTCCGGTGGTGTTCGTTTACAAAGCCAAACCATAAACATAGGAAACAGTGATGTCACCGGAACACTTCCAGTCACAAGTGGTGGAACAGGACAAACATCAACGGCAAGTTATGCGGCTGATTTAAGTGCGGCAGGTTTAAGATTAAGAAGCGAACAAATCAACATAGCCAATGCTGATGTCACTGGCACTTTACCTGTAGGATCAGGTGGAACAGGTCAAACCAGCACAGTAAACTATGTGGCAGAACTCAGTGCCAATGGTTTGAGATTGCGTAGTGAACAAATAAATGTGGGAAATAGTGATGTCACAGGCACTATGGGAGAAGGCAACGGTGGAACAGGTTATACCAGTTTAAGTAGTGCCTTAACAGCACAGGGTGTGGGATTTGTGAGTGGTGTAAACACCAACCTGGGCGATTTAGCAGTATTAGATAACATAAACCTTAGTTATGTGACTGATAGTGGTTCTTTTGCGGCATTAAACTCATTATCATATAATGATGCCAAACTCACAGGAACACTTGATGAAACAAATGGTGGAACAGGACATACTTCTGATACTGCTTATGTTTCACATTTAACCAGTCAAAACTTAGTTTTAGCAACTTTTAATGGTTCTCCACAATCAGGTGGTGATTTAACAGCGGCAACTGTTATTTCAGCAGGTAGTATACTGGTAGCAGATGCCAATGTAAGTAGAAATGGTAATGGTGGTGTCACAAGTATAACAGGTGATGTTATCACAACAGGAACCTTAAACGCAAGTTTAGTTGATGTCACAAACTTAAACGCAAACAACATAGTAGCAGGAACACTTGACGCAGATAGAGTAGCAACAGATGATTTAGTGTTGCCCAGTAATGGTGCTGATAAAACTGCTATAGGTCCATTTCACGATAATGATTTGAACTATAAACATTTAGGTGATATAGGGTCTGGAGCAGGATTCTACACTGGTTATATAAGAGTATATAAAGGTGCTTACCCAGGCGAAGTTAAAACTATTAGATTTCTAGTAGATGATGGAACACACGGAGTAGGCGGAGCATATGATGTTGATACAGGTAGTTATTTCTATGATACAACAAGAATAACAAGTGCTAGTAGTCATTTTGTTTATGAAACCCCCTTATTACAATATTTGACTGGTGGTTTAATAAATGAAAGTAGATTAAGTTCTAGTGCTGATCAAGACACAGCAAATATACCCATAGCATTCAAATATACTGGAACAGGAACACCCAAAGTGTTTATGTATGCTCAAGGTGATAGTAATAGTCAATACATAGGTGGTAGTGAAGTACATTTTGTGAAGTTTAGCACATAGGAGATATAATGGCAAATAGATTTGAAGAGTTTACAACTACATTTACAATAGATAGAGCACATCATAAAAAAATAACAAGTGATGGTGAACAAATAGTTATACAAATATATTTTGATGTTAGTGGCACAGATACAACAGGTAATACTGCTACTTTAACAAATCAAACAGTTTATTTTTCACCTTTTGATAAAGACACAAGTTCTAACACATTTATTCATATAAGTAATATTACAGATTCTATATTAGAAGACTGGATAAAACTTGATTATACTGAAGAAAAATGTAATCACATATTAAGCAACTATCTATATAACAATGATGATGGGCCTATAGAATAGGCAAAATAACAAAATAGCATAAATAGTAGAAACAATCATAATGCTATAGTATTATGATTTAACCCTTAGGAGAATAGAATGAAACTACTTGACTGGAAGCAGTTTATCGGTGGGGCAGATCAGATTATATCACTGGATATGTTCCCCAAAGAACAAAGAAAGTTCACTTATCAGTTTGGAAATACCAGTGTGTCAGGATACACCTGGGATATAGATTACCAAACTGTGGTCGTAAATAATATCACATTTAATCGTACAACTGGCGAACCAAACTACGCAAATAGCACAATAGTTGGTTATTTTGATGTACAACAGGCAAATGTAGCACAATATGTGGATACTAGTGACGCCGCAAATGGCAATGTCACAGTGACTATTCCAGCAGACAGATATACTGGAAATATATTACCAAACGCAAGAACAAAAGTTCCAACAACCTGTTTCAGTGTCAAATGGACAGACACAGATTCTCCCGCAACAACAAATATTCATAGATATATTATTACGGAAAGATATACAGCAGAGGTCACAATAGGTGATCCCACGCTGGAGACATCAGCACAGGGCGGATTTACAGCATTAGATAGTTAGGAGAAGTAGATGGCAAATATAACAGTATCTACTACCAGACCCGCAATAACAGTAGATAGCACCAATAACATAATCACAGTTTCTGATAGCAGTTCCAATGTCTCATTAGGACCAGTTGTATCTGGAACATTAGCAAACACAATAGCAACATCAGGTAGATTTGAAACACTGGAAGTGGGTAATGTCACCACTGTTCAATATCAGTTTCCTGTTGACGCACCCACCGTGGATCAAGGTCTCAGAGCATACGCAAACGGCACATTATACTGGAGTGAAGATGTAGGTCTAGTTGATAGTGTAAATGGATACACTGGAGATGTAGTATTAGATACTGCTGATTTACAAGAGAATGGCAACTTATTCTGGACAACAGACAGAGGTAATGCCACAATATCAGCATACACAGGTGATATGTTAAGCATCAACAATATAACTGCCAGTTATATTAGTGTAAGTAATGATATAAGTGCTACAAATAATGTTAGTGGACAATACTTTAATGGTAATGTAAATGGCACAACAGGTGACTTTACAGGCAACATAAGTGCTGATACACTCAATGGTAATATATCAGGTGATACCGGTGTATTTACAGGCAATGTTGATGCTACTACATTTAATGGTGATATATCAGGTGACACTGGTGTATTTACAGGCAATGTTGACGCCACAAACTTTAATGGTGATGTATTCGGTAGTATATCAGGAGCAACCGGTGTATTTACAGGTAATATAGATACATCAGGTGTATTAAACACAAATACTATATCACCTATTACAGGCGACACTGTGACTATAAATGGTGAGTTAGAAATCACAGGAAATACAAACACCGTAAATATTCAGGATTTACAAGTTGAAGATCACAAAATAACACTTAACTATGGAAATGCCACAGCCAGAGATGCTTTCTTATATGTAGACAGAAGCGGTAGTGGTTTAGGTAATAGTGTATTACAATGGGACGAAACAGATGACCGTTGGGATTTATCAAATGGTTTAGTTGTCAGAGGTGATATAACTTCAGCAGATGGCAACTTGATTTTGGGTTATAACAATGACTTAGCCACACCAAGTTATATAACGACACAATCAGCAACAGTTGGTAATGGATTACTTACAAATGAACTGGGTATAACATTAAATCACGATTATGTCACACAGGGAGATCAAAATGCTGGTTTAGGTGTTTATGAAGGCAGTGGTAATGGTGTTTATTTACTCTGGAATGCCACAGACAACAAATGGACATTTACAAATGATGGTGGCACATACTATCCTATTCCAACAAACACAACAGATTTAATAGAAGGTGCCAACTTATACTACACTGACGCAAGAGTTCAATCAAACACAGCCGCAGATACAGGCTTAGTTCACACTACTGGTAATGAAACAGTTGGTGGTATAAAATCATTTACAAGTGAACTCAAAGTAGCACCAAATACAGCAACATTCTATAATGATGCTTACTTAACAGTTGGTGGAGATAGTCAACAAGCAGAAATCAGGATAGTAGAGTATAATGGAACAAACCCTGGTCTA